ACTTACTCTTTGTATGCAGTGAACGAGGAATTCGCAACGTCAACGTCAAGATAGACCTCACGGACTGCCTTGATATCATTTGAAAGGGGCTTGACTCTTACGGAGATACGATTGTCGAAGAAGCTTCCTCTGATGATAGTCAGAGCATACATCTTCAGTTCACCTTTTACATAATCAATATCGCCAATATCGCTGTCAAGGACAACTTTTTCGCCAGATGCGCTATCTATTGTATATAGGACGATTTTGCCTGCCCTGTCTTCAACATAGACATCGAAATTAGGATACTCAGTAACCCTAAAGGCAGTAGACGAAAGAATAGGATCGTCGCACTCAGTGTCGAACGCATTTTGGAAACATAACTCATAATAGAATGTAGAATTGAGAGAAGGATAGAAGTCTTTTCTCATTGTGACTTCTGTTAAATTGGAATTGATGTTACGGTCTGCATCATCAATAACGCCAACTGCTTTACTGTATCTAAACTTACCGTTGAACTTTTCTGTATCAGAATTATCAAGATAGTTTTGTACAGCACCAATCACCTTGTCTCTAATCTGAGATGGTGTCTGATCAGTCGAAGATCCATTGTAATAGATCTTACTAGACAACTCAACAAACAAAATAGATGGATCAACAATCCTAGGTTCTACAGATGCAACAACATACTTCTCCAACTCAGCAACAATATTGTTCTTTGTCAAAGATGTCAAATAACTTGCGTCTTTTGGTTTCAGTGCAATGAATACTTTACCATACTCTGGTGGGTCCTGATCTTCGCCTCCAAAGATGATAATGTCACTAGTGGCAGGATATATCTTACGAACGATTGCTTCGTAGTCCTGGGCGGTTACAGCGCGGTCCTGAGCACCAAATGATTTGGGGGCGGTATACTTGATCTTCTTTATAGTTTCTAGTGCTTCTCCACCAGAAGCAGCAACGCTAGAATCAATACTTACACTTGTTTGTGGAGTAACACCATTGGGGTTCTCTAAAACACCACTGAATACAAATGTCTTGACACCATTGCTCTCAGCAGCATTTGTTGTAAGGTATGATACTTCAACACGAGAGTTGTTCTCTAATTTTCTACCAAGAACACCATCTCCTAATAGAATCTCATATCTTTCATCCTCAATCTCATCAAGGAAGAATACCTTAGATGTACTATCAACACCTAGGATATTGTCTGCTAATAGATATGGTTCATTAAAACTGCCACCACCTGGGTATACTCTTACTCTAATAGTGGTGGTATCAATATCTTCGTTATCGAGAATAAATCTCTGACTCTTGCTAGCACTATTGACAACAAATGTGTTTACTAGCAAAGATCCTTCTTTGATCTCTACATTCTCAAAGATTGCTGTATTGTTTGCTACTTGTGCAGTTACATCATCCTGAACGACATACTGATAAATGTTCTCATCATAAGAAGCAATGAATCCTGTTCCCTTCTTAAGAATTAGTTCTGTATCAGTTGTTGGATTGTCATATGTGACAGTAAAAGAGACATACGCAGTAGGAGCAGTAGCACTCTTGGGTCTGTACCCTAATTGCTTCGCTAACGATACTACGTTGTCTCTCAACGTGGCAGATTCAATGAATAGTTCATTGACTGCCATATTGGCATTGAACGCCGTATAATAGGTATTATAGGCAAGGGTATCAATCAGCGTCGATAACGCAGATCCATCAAAGTCATAATCAGTAAAATCTGATTGTGATCTAAGATACTCTTTCAGAGCAATCTTGATATCTTCAAAGTCTAAGTTGGCAACCTGAGTATAAGGCATTATCGTGTACGCTCTAAGAAGAATTCTACAGTTACTGGTGTGTCTTTTCTACCAACAATACTATACGTCATTTCAACATCATAACCGTTATTCATTTCATCGGGAATACAACGAATTGCATCTACTTCAATTCTTGGTTCATAACGATTCAATACATCTCTAATTCTAGATGTAATCAAAGCACTAGTACCATAATCAAGTGGTTCAAATAACAAACTAGTCAAATCAGACCCTAAGTTAGGTTGAAATGGTCTTTCACCCTTAATTGTAAGAAGAAGAGCAGTGATAGATTGCGTAATAGCTGCCTTATCTTTCGCTACCACAATATCGTTGGTAACGGGATGCTTCTTGAAAGTAACACTCAGATCTTTGAATGTCTGGAAGTCAGGCATTTAGACACAGCAATAGGCTGTTTCTATTTATTCACTCGTGCCAACGCTCTACAAAATCATCAAATCCACCTGCGCCTCCACAAGGGCGTTCTAGACGGTCTTCGGGCATTGGGTATAGTTCTTCCTTCTTCTGTGCCCTACGCTTCCTTGCAGCAGCGTCTAAGAGTCTGTCACTATCTGTCTCAGTGATTAATGTCATACCTTCTTGAATAAATTCTTCACTTTTATCTACTGGAAATAGTCCCATTGAAAAACCTCCCTAAAGTCTGTTTCCAGAACTTTTAGAGAGGTTGCTATCTCTAAGAATATTTATTTACCTTGACCGCGATACTTCTTCTTTGCTTTGTTACGAGAAGTTGCAGCGTACTTGGTATTCTTAGAACATCCTTGGCGAGTACACTTGGGCTTGCCCTCAATGAACACACCACCAGAGATGCCAATTTTTGCTTTTGCCATTAGTCGAATTCGGTTGACCTTGATATTATAGCACAGTTAGCGGAAAAATACCGTAAAACTTGGTTTGTAAAGAACTGCATATGATCCAGTGATTTGAGAACCAACGGGTGCCGCTGATCTACCATTAACTAGTACCCTATCATCTCCCACTGGAGGTCCAATGATTATCTCTGGGTGTGGAGGTGGTGGTGGAATCATAGGAAGGTAGTGGAGTTCACTTCTATCACCAACCCTATGAACAAAAGAACCATTTACCTTGACATCAGGTGAATATGCAACTCCTGCTGTGTTAAATGTCAATAGAGTCCATGCACCGTGGGTTCCATACCATCCTTGTTGTGCTAGTGCAAATGGTTTCATAATACGCTAGATGGGGGATAGTAGTTTGGATCGTCCAATTTATTTATTCCCTGTCTCTGTAAGAAATACTGTAGTCTTTCGCCACTATGATCCATATCTAGACGCACTGGCCAATAGAAATACCATACGTTGTTTGATAAGTTGTTCCCTAAGTTTTCACGTGCGCCTGCTGTTGCGTCATCTAAAAATTCTTGTGCATCAGCAGGGATTGTATCAGGTACAACAATAGTCTGACACGACACCTTGATCGTCAAACAGATCGTATCAATCTTTGATGGATATAACTGAATTAGTCCTGCTTTAGGTCTTCCATTAAGAGCATCACCCTCCCAGCGTGTAAAAAAGTCCCAATACTGATTACCATACGTACGGTTTACGTCCAGATCTCCGCCCATTACCCAGTTCTGGTAGTTCTCTGCAGGATATTCCGCACGACTCCACCCATTCTCTGGTAGTGCTGCCCGCCCATTAGGATAGCCTTCCTCATCATCATCCTTGATATCAAAGATCAGCTCGGCGCTTTTGCGTTTCCACGCTCCATCTTCTCTGATACGTATATGCTCATACAGGTCATCCGTTAAATGCTCCTGTCCATAACTTCGGTGATTTACGATATGCATCTCATGATCGTAAAACCCATACTCGGAGACATGCCCGCTAATCTCGGAAATACCCAGATACCCTAAAAGGAATGGTGGTGGAACTACATTCTGAGTGACTGTGAGACCTGGGTCGATACTGTTGCCAAACGTGTCCGTTCCGAAAGTGCCCCCAAAGGTAACTGCTCCCCATCCATCTCTCACTGCTTCAGTATGCCTGATCGTATCCTCGTCATACGCAGGGTTTGGATTGTCATCTTCGGGTAAGCGAGGCCACACGTCAATCCTCTCGATGATCGTGTTTGTACTGACAATCCTCTCATCTTCAAAGATGGGAACCATCCAGATTTGCGTAGGATCCAATACCTTGTTGGTTAACCATGGCGGGGTGTCAGAGTTAATCAGACCATCTAATAGATCTGCTATAATACTCTTATTGTTCTTCGGATAAAACCTTCCAGCATAGAAAGGAATTCCATTTGCTTCCTTTACCTTCTGTAGACGTGCTCCATCGGTTGGTTCTCCGAACCCTATACCGCCCATGGAGGACGCTAAAACGTTTATGAAGGGTACTGCCATGGTTTACCTAGTAAGACACGCTACGGGCGATTTTAGCGAGGTCTCCTTTGATTCCTTCGACATTGTTGTGAAGATAATCGAGAGTCTGTGCAACAGTCTCGTATTCCTCACACTTCGGTCGATGGTACATCAAGGTGGGCTGCCTGAGCTGGGAGATCTGTTGGTCCAGGCTCTGCAATCTCTCTGACTGCCATAGGACAGTCCTCTCCAGTTCGCTCAACCTCTCCAGTAACTCTTCCATCGTTTTGATCTCCTCTCATGAATGCATTGGACGCACGACTCTCAAACTCATCGCAAAACGCATCAAAGTTCTCTAAGATCTTGGCGTAATTTTCAAAGTCGGGTTTTTCCATAATTTTTTTCTGGGCAATTTTTTTAATACGGGTCCCT